CGCCTTTGTAAGTTTATCAAAATTACTAGACGAGCTTTTTAATGTTTCAAAGTCCATATTTTCTCCTTATTACTTTGTATTCGTTGTATTTGTGTTGGCTGTATAATCGCCATCATAGTTATTTATACTACTTCTTGCTCTCACCACGCCACTTTTTATAACCTTTTAGCCAGTCTTCTCTTGCTTCTTTAGGTAACTTTTTTTCTTTAATGTACTTCATAGCACATTCACAGAAACTATGTACTTTTGCTAAAAATGTATAAATTAAATTATCAAACATATTCTAATCAATATATCATAACCAGCTTTATTTGTCAATGCTGGTTTAAATACCAAGTCTTTTATATAACTCATCAAAATTAATGTAGTCTAGGTTGCCTTTATGGTCTGTCCACTCTGGTACAACTCTATTTACTTCATCACCACCTCTAATACTATTTTGTACCTTATAAAACATCACTCTTTTATTCTTATGTTTACCAGAAAAGTCAAAAAATGTCTCTTTTAATTGTTGTACCCAATTTACACTAGGTGTAGGAGCGTGGTCTTTTAACACATAGTTTGGTGTGCCAGCAAATATATTGTTGACTTTACCTGTCGTGCTATTTAAATCGTGGCCTATAAGATATACTTCGTCTGGTTCTTCTAATATACAGGCCAAATATGTTGCTGTAGCACCAGCAGCCCAACCCTTATCTTTTCCAGGTGGTGGTAAAACCTCTGTTAAACATTTTGATTTATTGCCAGGTTTAAGCCAAGATATTTTTATAGATTTTTGTTGTACGTATTTTCGGCCTTTTGTTTTATCACTTCTTACCACGTGAGCCACACCCGCCACACTTGAACCGTGCATTACAAACTCTTTACAATCTGGTGTTCTTTCATTTTCGTAAAAGGCGCCTTCTTCTTTTGCTAATCTTAAATCTTCATCTGTAGCACCAGCTTTAATCATATTATCATATAGTTCAGCTGGTACTTTTGACCAATTTCTAAAATATGTTGGTATCTTTTCACAAATACCACTATGATACATTTCGTGCATTATACCTTGGTCAACACCAATTAAAACATCAATGTCATCTGGATTAGTTCTATAAATGGCATTACAACCATAAATTTTACCGTGTTTTCTTAATTCTTTTAAATCTATGCCTAATCTACTTTGGCCGTTACCTAAACAAAATACTCTTTTAACCATAATAGTAATTTATAATACCCATTGAATAGATAGCAAGTGATATAGCGTTTAATACTATTAGGGCTCTATCGTGCCATAACATACCAACAATTAACCAACCTACAAAACCAAAATTAGCAATCCACATATTGATAGGATATATGTCAACTGCTGTAAACATCATAGCAATAATTAATGTAATACTACTTGCCCACTTTATATACCAAGATAAGTCATATCTAGGTGTTACCTTTTTATAAACTCTTGTTGAGTTTAACTTGGCAATTTTATCATCTAGTTTTTCATCAATAGGTTTAATTTCACCAGGTTTTTTACCCATTGCTCTTTCTTCAGCTGTTGGAAATCTATCAGCCATTTACAAATACCTCTTTCATAATTAATTTACACTCTGTCATATTAAACTTAATAAATGGTTTTAACTTGGCAATCGTATATGAGATTTTAGGCCAGACAACTTTCTCGGTAATTTCTTTATCCCAATTTTTAGTAAACGACAAAAAGTGGTCAAGCACAGCGATGGTCTGGAAAGACGCTCTTTTTTGAATAAGTAAGCGTAGCAATCTAGGATGTTGTCCGCCACGGCAAAAGAAACCATCATCAAAAGAAAGATTACGAGAAATAAAATCATTACTAATCCGTACGCAATCGTCCCTAAAATGATACCCAAATGCCTCTTTACGCTTTTTAAAGTCCAAGTAAATTTCTCTTCCGTCATTTTGTAATAAGTTTCCTACCCATTTCTTGTTGTCATATACAAAGTTAGCCACAAAAAAGTCAACAATATTTTTTTGATCATATTGTTTTGATAGTTTGTGAAAAAAATATCTATCATTTCTTTTTGTAAATGTTTCTAACTTACAATTAACTTTACCCTCATACTCCTCATAGTTATATGTATCTGTTGTAAAATGTAATTTTATTGCCAGATAACATTTAAATACCTCAAACCCTCCATACATATTCTTGTTCTCGCCATTGTTTTCTCATTTTTATGTATATAGGGTCGTGTGTAATTATATCTCTAAATTTTTTATGTACTTTGGCCGCTTTTGCTTTTTCACTCGTTGCCCAATCTTTTTCTTGCGGTAATATTTTACCATCTTTGTATTTTTTACCATCTTTATGGTTCGCATATCTTCTTGCCCTCGTAAAACCCATTTCTAAAAACTTTCTACACATATCCATACCAATAAAATCTTTTAACACTCTGTAATCAGCATACATTTTATATATGTGTTCAGCACTTTTCTTTGCTTCTTTTACGGTCTTAAATCGCCAATGTTTACAAATAACATCTGTATAAGGTCTAACTAACAATACACCTTGTTCACCACGGCCTATTCTATATCGTGTATCGTTTGGTCTAAACACGGTATTTTTATAATCTAAATTGTAATCAAACTCTAACATCAATCTTCTAATATTTTATTTGTTGCCTCTACTATTTCCTCTGTCGTAAATTTACTTTTTTCATCTTGTAATTTCATTTCATACTTTAAGATAATGTTACTTAATCTTTGTGCTGGCCAATTTGCTTGTACCATTTCGTCTCTTAATTCTCTTAAATCTTTTAGTACATCTTCTATCATACTGGTAACTGACCACACTTTGGATATTTTAACATCTTCAGGTTGGTCGCCTCTAATTTGATTTTTTCTTTTAATGATTTTGATATAAGATTTCCTACTGACCCCTCATCAATACCATTTTCTTTACAATACCACAACACGGCGTCCATATGTGATATAGATTTTTCTTTTACAATGTTTTCTATTTTTAAACTAAATTCTTTACTTGTCATAATGTTTTTTATGGGTGTGTTTCCACTCTCGCTTACTCCACACCCCAGGTACCTCTTTCTGGTGTTAACGAGTCCAATATAACATAAGTGATTGAATTTGTCAATGGTGAAATGGCCTTTTCTGTTGCTAGGTAGGCAACACCCCTAGGCGTTTATTAAGCCGCCATCGCTAATTGATTGTTAGCATTTATGATTTGATTATAAGGTAATCAACCATTAAACTCCAGTTAGTTTTAGCTGTAGTCGAACCTCTATCACCCCCTCAAAATACACCTAAATGTATTTTAAATTGGTGGAGGTGGTGGGTACTGCCCCCACGTCCTATCAGGTTATTAACTAACCTTCAACATTTAATTCTTTATTAGTTTACAAGTATCTTTATCTGCTGGTAATCCGATTTCTTTATCGTATAACCAAACATAAGAGTAAACAACTTTATCATCTTTTGTAGCACATTTTTTGCCAAAAGATAGTCTAGGCTCACTAATTGAACACGCTGTCAATAAAAGAGCCGTTAATATAATTATTACTTTGTTCATATATCCTTTTCATTTAACATATTAGGGTTAAAACTTAAATCAAACGTTCTAAAAACAATACAAGTTTCATCTGGTTTTTGTGGTGTTTGTACAGAAGCAAATGATTCATATTTGTCATTTAACCAATATATCACTATATATACAACTTCACCGTCAGGCGTACCGCCTGCTCGGCCATAACTTACACTAACAGGTGTAAATTTTTTATCTTCAGCCCACCTTTTGATTTCATCTGTGGTAGAACAAACGGCAGGTAGTTGTTCCCACCAGAAATTATACTTATGATTATCAGCATATGCTATGCTAGCTATTAGTAGGCTGATTGCTATGATTAGTTTTTTCATCTTATCCTTATTTTGATAAGATGTTATTTAGAAGTCGCTATCTTATCTTTGTTTAATTCTTCAAAATATTTATAAAAGTTTTGAATAGATTTGCCTAGTTCTTCTTCGTAATCAGCTTTGTTCTTTATGAAGGCCTGTGTTGTACCGTCTTCACTAGCGATTAAAATAACTATTTGCTCTATCTTTTTACCAAATGTTTCTTCATACATATGAGCATAAGCCGTGGTCTGTAAAAAGTAATTCTCAATCCAGCTTTCTTGTCGCTCTTTGTTTGCTGTTTTAAAATCTATAACAGACAATTTGCCGTTGTATTCAGCAACACAATCAACTTGGCCAGCAATTGTAAGTTTTTTACTATACATAATTGCTTCAAGTAAATGTATATTATCTATTTGATCTATGTAGGGTTTTAATAGTTTAAATAAACCTAATGGTAACACGTCTCTAATACTTGGTGTTTCACCTTTTAAGTATTGTTCAACTAATGTGTGAAAAGATTTACCTCTACGAGCAGCTCTTCCCATTTCCCACTTAGCAACATCTTCACCAATCTTTTGTCGCCATTCTTTTAATTGTTCAGTTTTTCTGATACCTAAAACCGTGGTAACAGATGGATAGTTGGTGCCGTTTATATTGTAGAAACGGTGACCATCTACTCTCATACCTTTTGTTTTAGGTAAGATAGTTTTATCTAGTTCTATAAAATTAAAT